GGTGGCGATGGTTGCGGGTGTGACGGTCGCCCCGGCAGAAAGGCTGGCTTGGAGAACTGCCGCAACAGCCGCAACGACCCCGGGTGTGACTCTCACCCCGGCCGACAGACCGGCCTGCGGCAACGTCGCGAGTGCGGCCAGGACCGCGGGTGTCACAGTCGAGCCTGCCGACAGGGCCACAGACGGCAGCGCGACGAGTGCCGCAACGACAGCCGGGGACACGTCGGCCCCCTGAGCCGCGATGACCTGGGGCAGAGCTGCCACGGCGGCGACCTGGGCGGGCGTGACGGTGGAGCCCGCCGACAACCCTGTTGCGGGAAGCGCTGCCAGGGCCGCGAGAACCGCCGGGGTGACCACTGACCCGGCCAACAGCGAGGCAACCGGAAGCGCGACCACGGCTGCTACTGGTGCTGGGGTGACGATCAGGTTCGCTTGCCCGAGTGCGGCAGGTAGAGCCACCGGGGTAGAGATGACAGCGGGCGTGACCTTAGAACCTGCCGACAAGCCCGTGGCCGGGAGAGTTGTCGGTGCGCTGATGACTGCTGGGGTGACTGTGGAGCCCGCGGTTTTGCTCGCGGCTGGAAGTGCGGCCACGGTTGCGACTACGCCGGGGGTGACGGTGGCATGGACCGCTGCGACCGTGTGGTTGACGACGAGTTTCGGGTCGGAAGTCGTTCCGGCCGTGTCCGCCGTCGAGAAGAAGATGTACTCCTGGTCGGGCGGGGTCGTGGTGGTCCGGTGTCGGGCACTAAAGACGATAAGCCGCGTCGCGCCCGTCTTGTTTACGTTCGAGACAAACGCCGCGTCGGAGGTGAAGGCGTTGTAGCCCGACGAATATCCCGAGGAGGCAAACGTGGCGACCCTCGTCAGCGCGCCGAGTTGGGTGGCGGTTCGCCAGTCAGCCGTCGTGACCGAAGTGCCCCAGTCGTAAACCGCGGCCTCGGCGGTGAAGTCCGTCGTGCTGTGGTTGTCGTTGCCGTCGAGAGAAAGCACCGCGCTGTCGATGGTGTCTCCATCGTCGATGCTGGACGTGTCGAACTGAACGAAGGCTTCGTACACCTCATACGTTGGGCCGGGAAAGACTTCCTGACCGACCGTAAGAACAGTGGTGTCGGGGTTGTTGAGATACAGCGTGCCTCCGGCACCAGCCGCCGTGGCATAGACGTTTTTCTCGCTGGTAATCGACCCGTCGGTCGTGTCTGCGAACACCGTGGTCGTCGTTCGACCCCAGACCTCGGGATGTGTGTGGTAATGCCGAGCTGCGTCGGTGACGATGACTCGGAAAGCCTCGGCGGGGTCTTCCTTGAAGTTCTTCACCCGGCGAGTGGTTCCCGTGCGCTGATCTACCTCGTCTCGCTCGGTGCCGTCGGGAACCTTGACCGGCGGATTGACGAAGTAGTAGCCGTCGGGGTCGACTTCCCAGTCGGCTGAGGAGAGGAAGACCCACAGGTGCCCGTCGGGCGTCAGTAGCTTCTGCTCGACCTTGAGGTGGGCACCGTCCTCAGTCGTCCAGGACCTCGGCGTCTTGGCGTCCAGGTGGACGGTCGCCTTGAGCCGCCCTCTTTCCTCGGCGGTCTTGCCCTCTAGGGCTTGCTCAACAGGGCCACGGCCTTCACGTTCGAGTGGCACGTTTGCGGATCAGGGGGTGTAGTCGACCGTCGCGATTCCAGAGGCACTCCACTGGATCGTGAACGTCCCGTTCGTCGTCGAGGCAGCGGTCACGAAGTCCGACAGCAGCACGAGCTGGTCGGTCGTGTCGGCACCGACGTTGAAGTACAGAACACCGGCCATCGCGGAAGTGATGGTGGAAGACGCCCACGACAGGTCGGCGGCGTCGAAGGTGAGCAGGCCAGAGGCGAGCGTGACCTCGGTGGACGTAAGGGCCGCGCCACCGGCGGTGTAGCCGGTACCCGAGACCTCGTTGGTGATGTCGTTGCGGAAGTCGTGGGTGTCGAAGTTGGGCGTGTAGGAGTCGTTGACCAGGAGGACCTTGTTGTCCTCGGCCTCCAGCGACTCGCCCGCCGTGTCGATCAGCATCTTTTCGAGCGTCAGGCCGTAGAGCCCTGAGGCGGTGATGGAGCCCCTCTCCTGGTTGAGCAACCGCTTGACGAGGGAGCCCCACTCGTGGTCGAGGGCTTCCTCCATCCGTTGCGCGAGATAGAGGCCGCTCATGCCTGCACCTCGGCAGCCACGGCAGCCGCCGTTGCCTCGCGTATCTCACGGTGTGCCTGGCGGGCCTCGCGGACCTCTTGCTTGAGCTTCCGCGATGGGCCGTTCGGGCTGTCCTTGGCCGCGACGAGCTTCTCCTCCAGCTCGCGGACGGCCAGCTCTGCCTTGAGTTCCTCACTCGTCGCCATGTCGTTCCTTCCTCTCCTTCGGGGTCATCTCGCGGACCTCTGCGACCTGGCCGCGCTTCTTGCCGGTCTTGTGGATGCGTGCGCCGTAGCGCACGACGTCGGGGCGAACGGTCGCGTCCTTGCGGCCGTCCCAATGCTCGGTGGTGATGGTGGTCGAGCCCTTCTCGCGGGCAACCGTCTGCGCGGAGGTTCCGACCCGCCGGGGCGCGCCGATCGTGCGGAGCTTGTCGAGGTCCATGCGGTCCTTTCCTAGATGTGTCTCGCGCCGGGGGTGTCGAAGACGCCGGCGGCAGGGGTGACCTGGACGGGGCCGGGGACGTACTTCTCCCGGCCGGAGGGAACAGGCGGCAGGCCGTCTTCGTACAGCCCCAGCCAGTAGGTCGAGCCCTGGAAGTCCTTCTCCTGGGCCAGGGCCATCGCCCGGGCGTAGAAGACGAGCTTGCGGTGCAGGTGGGTCGGGATCCCCGGCGTGTCCTCTGCGGAGTCGAGCGTCGTCGGCTCCTTGACGAAGCGCAGCGTGTACTCGGTTCCCGCATCGGGAGTGGGGTAAAGCTCGATCACCGAGCCGAAGATCCGGTAGAGCGTGTGGCCGGGCTCGGCCCCGTCGTCACTCCAGGCGTTCCAGTTGGCGCCGGAGGTGAACTCCGCGTCGTCGTCGTCTCCGAGTCGGAGCGAGATCACCTCCACGAACCCCGTTGGGAGCGCGATCGTGTTGTCGCCCGCCCCGATCGCCTCGGTGACCTCCGTCGTCGTGCCGTGGTTCAGGTCCAGGCGGGCGACGATGTCGAGCTGGGCCTCGTTGATCCAGTCCTGGACGTCGGACTCACGGATGAACTGGCGGCCGGAATCCCGGAGCACCGCGTAGACCTGCTCGACGAGGTTGCCGAAGGTCGCCATCTACGCGAGGTCGTATTCGCAGACGTAGATCACAGGGGCGGCGTAGTTCGAGTTGGCGCCCTTGCCGGTGGTAGCTGTGCGGATACGGAAGCCGGGGCCGAGGATCAGGCCTGCCGCGAGCGGGCCGAAGCTGGCCGTCGAGGCGCCGGAGCCTGCTGCAACGAGTCCGAGGCCCCAGGTGTGCACCGCGGTCACGCTGGCGTCCATGGCGGCGGTGCCGCTGAACGCTTGGAAGATGGTGCTGGTGCCGTCGTCGATGACGAGCGAGGGCCACGGCGTCTGTGTGGCGCCCTGTGCCAGCGAGACCGATACGCCGAACAGCTCCCACGCCTTGCCTGTGGGAACCGTCTCGCTGATCTCGGTGTTCGCTGCGGGGTTGGTGGTCACAGGGACCGTGTAGACGCCCTTGTCTGACCGCCCCGTCTTGCCGGCACCGAAGGAGAAGACCTTGGGAGGCATCTACTTCGCCGCCTTCGTCCGTCCGCCCTTGGGCTTGGGAGCAGCTGCGGGGATCTCCTCGACAGGCGTGTGCCCTGCGGGGATCTCCTCCACGACAGGGGTGTGCTTGGCGCACAGGTCGGTGCCCTTGAGAGGCGGGTTCTGGCACTGACGCAGCTCGCCGTCGTCATCCATCTCGACGTTGGCGCAGATCAACTCGGGCTCGACCTCTGGGGCGACGACGTCAGCCGGGGTGTTCTCCTCGACGTCTGGGAACAGGTCGCGGTAGCGGGCGGGGATCTCCTGGCCAGGGGCGAGGTACACGCCGTTGCCGAACTTGCGGTTGGTGAGCACCGCGCGCTCGACTTCCTCGAGCTCCGCCTTCGTCCACCCGAGGTCCTTCTGGGCGGCCTCTGAGTCGAAGAACGCGACGGGCTGGCGACGCTCGGGGTCGGTCACCTGCTTGGTCGGGGCACGGAACTTGGCCGCGAGGCCCTTGTCGGCAGGTGAGCTGGGCGTGGCGTGCTGCCGAGCCCTGACGACGATGGTGTGGTTGTTGAAGCGACTGGTGAAGCGCATGTACCTCCCCCTTGGGTAGGGAACGGGAACGTGGAAGGGGGCCGAGCGAGTGCCCGGCCCCCTGGTGATGCGGTTGTTACTCGGTCATGTCGATGTACACGACGTAGATGGCGCCCACGAGCTCGGTGTGGGTCGACCCCAGCGTGTACGTCAGCGACTTCGCCGTGCCGTTCAGGACGTGCGGCGTCTTGATGAGAGCCGCCGACTCGCCTGCGGCGTCGGTGCCCAGAACGCCCGATCGCAGGAGCGCCCCAAGGGTGGGAGCGGCCGCGATGAAGTTCTGGTTGGAGCCGTCGGTGACGGTGATGCTGCCACGGACCACGGCCGCGGCCGCGGTGGAGGCCCCGTCGAGGAAGCCGTCGGCGTCTCCGCCCGACTCGGACGAGAGCAGGCCGACGTCGATCGTCTTCGTGGTGGCTGTCGCCTCGAGAGTGGTCACGTCGACGAAGACGTCGAGCACGATGCCCTTGGTGGGCAGGTCGAACCCGGTGTCCTTCTCGCCGGTCGAGACCGCTCCGATGGCGACCTTTGCGGCCTTGACGATTCCGAACGCCGGCTCCGCCATGGCGCCGACGCGGATGGCAGCAGGATCGCTGGCGTCCACGCCGTAGAGCTCGGAGATGCGGTTGAGGGTGACGCGGTCGGACATGGTGCTCCTTTGTGTCGTAGGGAAGGGGAAGAGCCCGGGGCCAGGCCCCAGGGGGAAGGGCTGGGTGACCCCGGGCTCGCAGGAGACCCGCTAGCTCTTGCCGCTAGGGGTCAGGTGCTGGGGGTGGGCCTAGCTGGTCACCCCGTAGAGCTGGCCGTGGAGCGACTCGTTGGCCACTTCCAGGCCGCTCTCCTCGAGGTACTCGTCCGCCCAAAGGTCGTCGCCGGGGTTCTGGCGGTTGATCTTCAGGGTGGACTTGCGGCCTTCGAGGTAGCGGTGCTTGACCTGCGTCGGGTCGAAGGCGAACGCGTCATCCGCGTAGCCCTCTCCGCCGGCGCCGTCGACCATCAGGTGGTGCTTCATGAGAAGCAGCGTGCCGTGGGACGTTTGGAGCTCCCGGATTGCCAGGCCGTACATCTTGTCCTTGGGCACGATCTGGATCCGCGGCTCGGCGAGCAGGTCGATGACCGTGCCGATGAGCGGCGAGTGGATCACCATGCGAGAGCTCGATCCGCCCGTGTGGGCGAACAGGTCCTCGGTCCAGTCCCAGATCTCCGCCAGCGACAGGGCGCCGGAGGCGTCCTTCACGTTGGTCGAGATCCAGTACTCGAGCCCGCCCGTGTATCCACGGGGTGCGCCCGTGTCGGCGACGTCGCGGTTGCGCTCGCCGAACAGGAACGCGGACTCCATGTCGATCCGGTGGTCCTTGAAGACCTCCGCCCGCTTGCGGGTCCGGGGGTCACCGAAGTAGTGCTTGGTGGCCTGCTCGGTCCCCGTGGCGGAGACCACACGCCGGAAGATCTGCGTGTAGTTGTAGGGCATGGTCTCCTGGTGGTCGCGAGCGACCGGGAGAGCAGCACCTTCGCTGACGGCCTGGCCGATGATCAGCAGGTCGTCGTTGTCGTTCATCGCCGCGGCGGCGGTTGAGCCCGTTGCGCGAACGACCGTCAGGGTGTTGCCGGTGACGGCCGTCACCCGGATCTGCTCACCGGTGCGGGGGTTCTTCACCAGGTCGTGGGGTTTGAAGTAGCCACCGTTGTCCACCTCGATGGAGGTGTCGCCGGAGGTCTGGGCTCCGTTGACCTGGTCCCACTTCGGAGCGAGGGTCTTCTCGCCCCATTCGAACTTGAAGTTGTCCGCCACCTCCGAGCGCGCCTCACGGATGAGGTGCGTGAACGGAGAGATGTCGGGGTCGAGATAGTGGAGCCTTGAGACGTCGCGAACGTGGGTGGAGGTGTTGACCGTCGCGGTCGTCTGGGCCCCGTTGATCATGGTCGTCATGAGCTGGGACTCCTTGGGTCGTGTGTGGTCGGGGAACGGACCGCTCGGAGCCGTCTAGGACGGGTGTTCGTTGCGGGGTGGCGTGGCTAGCGGGGCCCGGGGGCGTGTCCGCTAGAAGCCGAATCCGGACTTGTTCTGTCCCTTGATGTAGGCCTCGATCTCGTCGACCTCATCGGTGGGCTTGGGAGGTGCCGGCGGTCCGGAGTTGCCGGTCTCCACTACGGGGGTGGCAGGCTTTGGGGCCTGCGGTGTTGCTGAAGGCGTGACCGGCTGAGCCGGGGCCTGTGCTGCGGGTGCTGCTGGGACCGGGGCCACAGGCGTGACCGATCCTTGGAGCATCTGAGCCTGCGCTCGTGCGACTGCCATCCCCTCGGGGCTGTCCCACAGGTTCGGGTTGACCTTCAGCACGTTCTGCAGGTTCGGATCCCGGGACACCTCGAGGGCGTCCTCGAAGATCTGTCCGTCGCTGCGGACGAGCTTGCCGTCCTCGTACACGTTGAGCTCCTCGAACACCGAGGAGACCGCAGCCTCGTCGGCGTCGGGGTGCGCTTCGCGGAACTCAGACAGCGAGCCGAGCGCCTGGCGGCGGGTTTGTCTTTCGGCTTCGGCGGCCTGGCGCTGGGCAAGGCCCTGGTTGACTCGTTGGTCGATCGCGGCCTGGATGCCCCTCGCCGTGTCCTCATCGAGACCCATGGCCTCGAAGTCGGGGGCGGGGGAGACCGGTGGTACGAACTGCTGCTCGGCTTGGGTCTGGAGCAGCTGCTCCTGTAGCGCTCGCCGCTCGGCCTCCTTGCGGCCGATGAGCGACTGTGCGTGCTCGAGGGCCTTGGCCAGGTCCTCGGGCGTCTTGTACTGCTCCAGCAGCTTCTGGGTCTTCGAGTCCTCGACCGGCGGCGCCGGCTCGACGGGCTCTGCGGGTGTCCCTTCTACCGGAGGCTGAACTGCCTGCTCAGCAGGGGTGGGAGCGGGTTCTGCGGGCGTTTCTGTCCCGGTGGGTGTCCCCTCGGTTGGGGCCTCCGGGGTGGCTTCGGGGTCTCCGAGCATGTCCTCGAGCTCGTCTTTGGTGAGCTCCTTGTACTCGGGCCCGAGCGAAAGTCCCTCGGTCACGTCATGCTCCCTTCGGTTTGCGGGGCCTCGGCCTGGGCGATCGCCCGGCTGAGGGTCTCCCGTTCCTTGCGGATCTCCTCGGGGAGGCCGAGGAGCCATCTGATCGCGTCGAGGCGCCCACGCGCCTCCGCGTCGTGCTGCGGGTCGTGGATCACACCGGGGGCTGAGAGAGCGCCGAGCGCTTGTGCTTCCCGCTCGCGGGCCCGGTCGAGGAGCCGCTCCCATGCGCCCAGCGGGAACAGCTCGCGGATCTCGCTTGCCTCCGAGAACTTCAGACGGAGCTGCGCGAGTCGGTTCACGTCGGGGTGGAACTCGGGCTGGGAGAGGTCTCTGAAGCCGGCCATCAGTAGCCCGCCGGCTGCGGCATCTGCTGGCCGCTTTGCTGGGCCATCTGGGCCATGAGCTCAGGTGGGATCCCGCCCATCGGGTCGACGGGCTGGCCCTGGTCGTCGACCGCTCCCTCGGGCTGCTCGTCCTCGGGCGAGAGGTAGCGCCCGGTGTCCTTCTTGCCGAACGCCTCGAGCACGTCCTCCTTCAGCGCGGTGAGGCCGGGGTGCTCCTGCTGCTCCATCGCGGGCTGTCCCGTCATCGGATCGACGACCGGCTGGCCCAGGGCGTCGGTCACGGGCAACGTCACCGGCGGGAAGTAGGGGGCGAGCTCGTGGAGGAGAGACAGCGCCATCTGCTGGCGGACGGTCTCGGTCTGCACGGTCGAGGCGGGCTCGATGTCGTAGTCGAACGAACCGGCCATCGACTCAGGGTCGAGGGTGTCCCACAGGGTCTTGCCCCTGGGGCCGACGATCCGGAGCGGCTTCTCCTCCGTCCAGAACTGCTGGATGATCGCGCCGTACTGCCGCGCCAGGCGGCGGAGCGCGGTCACCTCGGCGAGCTTGGTTTTCATCCCGAAGCGTGTGGCTCCCTGCTCCTGGATGATGGCCACGCCGGTCGCGGTGTCGTTGAGCGAGGGAGAGTCGTTGCCGGTCTGGTAGGCACTGACGCCGGTGACCTTCTCGATCATGGCCTCGATCGCGGCGACCTCCTCGAATGCGGAGTAGGGCACGTCGGGCCGCTCGAGCCACTGGATGACCTCGTTCGGGTTGTGACCACTGGTGTCGATGAACCCGCCGGGCTTGACCACCAGCTGTGCGGGATCCTTCAGCTTGGACAGGTCGCCGGCCGCCATCGGCGACAGCGCGAGCTTGCCGTTGTCGATCCGCAGGTTGACGAGCGCGTTGGTGGAGTCCTGCAGCGCCTCGACCGACTCGATCTCGCCGACGCCGTAGAACTCGCCGGGGACCGGGTGGTCGACGATCTTCACGAACGGGATCTCGCCGTGCAGGAACGGGTTGTAGTCGTGCCGGAGGATGGCTCTGCGAGCGGCCACGGTGATGACGCGGCCGTCGCGGGTCCAGATCTCCCACAGCTCGATCAGCTTGCGGGTCTCGTCCGATTTCTTGTCGCCGGCCGACATCCCGACCTCGGCCTGGCGCTGGGCGACCGGGTCCTCGTCCGAGCCGCCGACGAGCGATTCTATGGTCCGTCCGCCGAGGAGGGCGTAGTCCTTGGCCTCGATCTTCGCCTTCAGGTACTCGATGTCGCGCTCGTGACGCTGGATCACGTAGGGCGCGTCGTCGAAGTCGGTGGATCCGGGCGCGACCCACAGGTTCGCGAGGTCCACGTTCTCCGCCCGGGGCCCGTCGTAGGGCGGTGGCACCATCTGGCGCACGGTGCGGAACTCGCCGGTCTCGACCTGGTTGGTGACGGGGTACTGGTCGACCAGCTCGTCCCCGTTGATGTCGAGCATCGGCTGACCCGTGTCGGGGTCGATCACGACCTGCTCGACCATCTCGGTCGCGTCCTCGAGGATCGGCTCGCGCACGATCTTGGGGACCGGCTCGTTGGAGTAGAAGACCTTGAGGACGCCGGTGCCGTACATGAGCGAGGACTTGAAGCCCTCGATCAGCTCGACCTCGAGCCCGGACTTGTCCGCGCAGTAGTCGAGCAGGTCCTCCATCGTCTTGGCCGGCTCCTCGTCCTCGGGCCCGACCGGGTTGACGAGGAACTTCGGGAGCTGCGCGACGAGGCGGGGCAGGATCGTCTCGACGACCCAGAACGAGACCGGGATGAACATCTTCGAGCGCCAGTCGTTCGGGTCGAGGTCGACGTGGGAGCGGTAGTGCTTGTAGTGCCGCGTCCAGCGATCGACGTGAGGCTGGCGATCGGCGTCGGCTGCCGTGAACGCCTGAGTGGCGAACGTCAGCAGATCGCGGTGCTCTTCTTCGTCCTTCGGGTACAGCGCGCCGGCGCCGTAGGCTGCATCTGGTCCTGGCAAGGGGTCTCCTGATTGAGGGCCCTACAGGCCCGACTGGGTCGGAGCGCGCTTCCACTCCGGCGCGGGCTTGGTCGCCTCGTCCGTGTGGTGGCGCAGCATCTGGACCGCGACGGCTCTGCCGATCACGCGGTCGTCGTGCGAGCCCTCCTGGGCTGCGGGCCGGCCGTCCTTGGCGTCGCGGACGAAGGTGAAGTACTCCTTGACCGCCTCGGCTCCGGGGTCTCCGAGCGAGTCCTCGCGGATCGCTCGGGCGAGCTCGTCGAGCATCGGCATCCGGGTCTCGGCCGATGTGACCCAGCCGAGGACCTCCGTCTGCTTGTTGGTCGCCGTGTTGATCTTGCGGTGGCGGAACAGGTTCGGGTAGTTCAGCTCGGTCGAGAGCACCCGGAGCACCGTCTCGCCGGATGAGTGGTTCCGCTCCACGCCGATGAGCGCAGCGAAACGCCGGCGTCCCGGGCCCGGGCACGAGTACCAGTTGCCGAGTGCCCACAGCTCGTGGGCGAAGACCTCCGGTGCCATGCGTCCGTGGAGCTCCGCGACGACACGGGGGGGGACCTGGACCTTCTTGTCGCCCTTCTTGGTCCAGTAGGCGGTGCGGAGCACGGCTGCCGATGAGGCGTCACGACCCTGGCGATCGCCTTCGGGATCGGTGAAGTCCGAGTCCCTGCCGGCGACCTGTCGGCCGGTGGCCGTGTCGGCCCCGATCACGTAGTGGCCCTTTGGGTCGGGCCGCTCCCAGATCTTCAGCGACCCCCGCTCGGCTGCCCGGGGGGTGAATCCCTTGGCCTTGCCGGTCGCGGGGTTCTTCTGAACGATCAGATTCAGCCGCTCGAGGGGCTTGCGGACGAGCTTCTGAAGCTCGACCAGCCTCTCCTCGTCGAAGAAGCAGTTGCCGCTGACTAAGAACGCCTCGTCGGAAGTCGCGGGGAACTCCTGGCGGAACGCTCGCTCGTCGGCGGCGAACTGGTCACGGATCGTGCGCCGGCGCCACGCGAGCTGCTCGGGTGTGAGCACCCAGCGGCCGCCTGCGAGCCATGCGCCCGCGGGGAAAGAGGTCTCGTCTCCGTCGAACTCGTCCCAGGGCAGGCCCTCATCCAGGGCCCTGCGCTCGAACGGGTCAGACGAGCCGCGAATCTCGGTTATCTCAGAATCGGTAAGGGGTACCCGGTATTCCTCGTGGATCCACCACGGCAGGAAGATCGCGATGTAGCCGGACTCGCCGGCCTTCGCGGCTTCCCAGAACGTGTGGAACCAGTTGCCGACGCCGTTGGCCGTCGACTCGATGAACACCTCGGAGCCTTCGGGCGGCACCGCCTGAAGCAGCGCCATCATCGTGTCGGCCGGGTGGTCCCAGAAGGCGACCTCCGAGGCGTGCAGACACTGGATCGTGAGCCCGCGTCCGGCGTCGGTGTCTTTCGCCGTGTCGACGATGACCTTCGAGTCGTGGTCGAAGGCCATGTGCTGCTTGCCACCGAAGCGCACCCCCGGCGTGATCTCCGCCGGGACGTTCAGCCGGAAGCGCTCGTAGATCGCGAACAGGGCCTCGGAACGCTTCTTGAGGTCGGCGATCACCATGGCGAGCACGCCGCGCCACAGGTGCGTCTTGCGGAAGAAGCGGGCCCCGACGTAGGTCGAGATCCCCTGCTGCCGGGCCTTGAGGACGATCGCCCTCACCCGGCCCGTCTCCTGCCGCTGCTTCACGACCTGGCGGTGGGCGATGGTCTGAGCGGTGTTGAACTGCAGCGGAACCGTCCGCGCGTCCTTGTCGCGGATGACGAGGCACGCCTCGGAGTAGGTAGGAAGCTCGCTGCGAAGCCGGCTCAGCGTTTCAGTCCGAGCCGTTGGTTCCTTTCGCGTCGAGCTCGGCGATCGTCTGCTCGAGCGTCCCGGATACTTCCAGGCGCTCGGCCGGGATGAACTCCTGGATCCTCTTCAGGATGGCCTCGGCAGCTGCTCGGCGGGTGGCGTTGTCAGCGGCCTCGAAGCCGTCGCCGGTCTTGGTGACGACGAGCTTCTGTGCGTCGAGCAGGTCGATCAGTCGGTTGACCGCAGGATCAGCAGCTGAACGGAGCCTTGAGAGCGCCAGCCTGACGGTGTCGTCGACGAACTCGCGTTCCCACCGTTCCCGGATGTCGCGCAGGATCCCGCGGAACTCGCGGCCGGCGTCAGAGTCCAGGGTACGCCACTCGTACAGCGTCGTGCGGCCGATCTCGGCGAGCTGCGCGGCGTCCTCGGTGGTCTTGCCCTCGACGAGAGCAGTCGCGGCAACGACCATGGACGAGCGCTGGGCGTCAGCGTGTTTCCGTCTCGGAGTCGCCCCCGAGGTAGACCTGGTCGAGCTCCGTTTGGGAGACCCGGACCGCTTCCCCTGATGCTCTGTCACGTCTCCACAGCTCCCCTCGGGTATCCCGCTGGGCGGGGCCAAGGCCTTTGGTCGCCTCGAGCATCTGTTGCTCGCGCGTTGCTGCGTCTGCTCCGAAGGCTTCCTTCAGTGGCTCGTCGTCGAAGTAGGTGCCCGCCTGCGCCTGGCTGGCGAGCTTGTTCGGGAGCGCCCGGGGGTCGATACGGACCGTGCCCATGCGCTCTCGGAACGTCATCCCGCAGCGGATCCCAAGGTGTGCGGATCCACAGTCAGGGCAGTCGTGTAGCTCGGCGGTCACCGCCGCGTCTTCCCCCTGGTCGGTGTGGCCTTGGGGTCGATGCCGACGCCGAGCACCTTCTCCCGGAAGCTCAGGCCGCAGGTGCAGGCCTGCCACAGGTGGCCGCAGTCGACACACCTCGTGGACTTCCTGGAATTCCTGGAATTCCTGGAACGCGTCTCGGTCACTTCGAGCGTGCCGCCGGGCGCACCGTGGCCTCGTACAGCCCCACGGCGGCGAGCGCCATGCCGAGACCCGCCAGCGTGGCGATGCGCCAGTCGGGAGAGACGTAGGTGAACGCCGCAGCGAGAGACAGGCCGAGCGCCAGGATCGGGGCCCGCTTGGAGGGGAACCCCTGGCCCTTGGCGAGCTCGATCAGGCCGGTCACGATCGGGAACAGGGCGAACCCTGCGTAGCTGAGATCCATCAGGTCTTCCCCTTGTCGAGAACCTCGACGCCCGTGAGCGTCGGCAGGTGGTTGGTGGAGGCGAGCATGCCCTCGGCGCGACGTTCGTCCACGTCGTGCTGCTCGAACGGAAGCATCTGGCAGCGGAACCAGACCGAGACGACCTTGCCGTCGCGGACCTCGACGTCGAGGTGACCCGTGGCGTGGATCGTGCCGCCGTTGCCGTAGTAGCGGCTCGGGGCGGCGAGCTTCTGCTTCTTCTGCCAGAGGTTCTTCAGGTCGTCCCTCCTACCTCCGACGCATGGACCGCGTCGGTCCAGTCGGGGTCCTCGTTTCGGTGGGCCACGGCGATGAGATCGGTGACCATCACCCATGCGCGCCTGAGCGCCTGGTAGTGGCTCTTGTGGTCGCGCAGCTGGTTGGTGCGGAGGAGAGCGAACACCGCGGCCTCTGCCAAACTGACGGCCTCGAGGCTGAGCAGGACGGGCTCGGCTGGCAGCGGCAGCTGGGCCACCAGGCAGTCCTCGTCTTGGGTTTGCAT